ATCATATTATAAAGTTAAAAAAAAAAGAAAGAGATGCAATTGAGTGAAGTGATCTTACGAGTACTATTGAGATTTTGCTATTTTTCATCTTCTCTTTCTTTTATAATAGCCTGAATCACAGAGTTTTAAAAAAAAACAAACAGGCTATATGTTTTACTCTGCAGAAGTAGAATCAGCTACTGGAGCCTCTTCTTGAACTTCTTCTACAACTACTTCCTCAGTAGCTGCTTCTGCTTCAGCTGTTGCATCGTCAGTGGCATCACCACAAGATGTAACACTAAAAGCACCTATTACAATTAAACTTAAAAATAATTTTCTCATTTTAAAAATTTATGGATTAAACAAAAAAAAGGAGGAGATGCTTTACCTCCTCCCCTTTGGAAATTATCAAACCTAATACGGGGTCTGATATATCTTACAGATCAAAGTCATCACCTGCATTTTTTGATGCCGGCTCAAAACTCTCTGTTGTAGAGGAAGTCTTTTTCAACTCTCTAACATGTTCTGATTTTGAAAATTCATATAGTCTACTGTTTTCAGTATCTAATGATTCCATTGATACTCCATCTTTAGAATTTCTTGGTAAGAATAAGTCATAGTTAATATAACCATCTTTATTCTCCCATTCTCTACCTCCAATGCAGCAATTTATATAATTATCTCCAGATAATACTTGATTAGCTGAATCCATGAATTCTTCAACAGTATCAGCTTCTATATTATCAAGATCATCTCTTTTACCTAGCACTTCTGCTAAGAAAATCATAGCTCTCAATACTTCGGTATCTCTGCTAATTTCTCTACCACTTGGTAAAGTTGTATCTTTATACGGGTAAGGGCTCAATCTCACTCTTCCCACTTGACCTTTATATCTAGGCCCATCTTTATCTGAAGAATCTACTAGAAATCCTTCAAATTCTCCGCCTACAGGCTCGCTTTCTACATGTAATACTACATTATATGCTTCCTTATCATAAGGAGTCTGATCAAATGTAATACTGTTAATCTTTAATTTTTGATTACCTACTCCAATTACAGGTCTTGTTTTACCTGAACCGGCACTCATGTCTTTAGTACTTAACATACGCTTTTTTTAATTTATTAATTTATTGTTCATACTTGATTATACAATCTTTTACATGTTGTAAATCATTCTCTATAAAGGATTCTTCAAACATACCCATGGGAGACTTACAAGTGTTATTCCCATCAGTTTGCGTTTCAAATCCATATTTTAATGTACCATCATCTTCTTTGATAACTCTACCAAATAGTACAATGGAAAATAGACCTTCCAAAGTTAAAGCATTATCTATCATTTTACCAACAGTTTTTGCTTTTACTTTTCTACGTCCATTCATATCTGTTGAATCTTCTGAATGAGTAAGAAAAAAACAATATAAATCATCTCTCAAATCCTTTGGATATTTTGCAACCTGAGCTAGGTTAGTAGCGATTGAGGTAAATTTATCATAGCCTTTTTCTTGAGCTTTATCAAAATACTCAAATGCAGACATATATTGCCAATCATCTATAACTATATTAGTTATATGAGGCATATTATCATTAACGTGCTTTAAAGCTTTAATAATACCAGGTGCTGATGACGCATTGGTCATATTACCTTTAGGATTATCTTTACTTATTAACGTATAATTTTTCTTCCAACCTTTAAAGGGTAAAGGTTTGTTTGCAATATTAATCCAAAATGTTTCTTTTGGATCTAAATTTCTACCAGATGTAGATTTACCAGAGCCTGACTCTGCAATTACTAATGTACTTTGTGCCATTTTATTTATTTATTGATTTTGCTATTGATTCTAATGCTATTGCAATTCTTTTTAACCATTCCTGATCTTTTTCAGTAACATTATCTGGATTAGGGAGATCCTCTAATTCAAATATAGTTTTAATTTCATCAGCTTTTCTATTTGTAACATCATTTATAACTTGAAGTTCACTAACAGGTATTAGATGTCTTTCAAAACCTGAATTACTTGTTATAAGTTCATATTCTTCCTTCCAGTGCTTATTATATTTATGTAGATATAATGTTCTTTTAGGATCTTCTGAATCATAAACAATACTTACAAATTCTGTATATATGTCATCACCTTTCTCAAGTTCACTTGGAAAAAATGAAACATGTAAGTCATCTTTACCACTAGGTCTATATGCCATCTTTGGTATGTATAATGCATTATTATTTCCAGATTTTTGGAAATAATCCTCATGCTCTTCTCTTAACTTTGCAACTTTTGCTTTTCTCTCTGTTGGAGTCATTATTTTATTTTTAGTACTTATCATTTTATCTTCTATCTTGTTGTTCCGGAGTTGCCATTTCAGATATTTGCATTCTTTCAAATTCACCTTTAAAAAAGCTCATTCTTGCATCACCATTTCTTGCTTTAAGAAAGTGTAACACTAAAGTTCTGTCATCTTTAATTATATATCTATCTGGGCCATAATATCTAATCTTTTGTTTTGCCGGACGATTAATACCTATCAATGTATCAGCATGTTGCAACATTGCATCTGAACCAAATATGTCTGATTCTAATACATAGTTACCATACTTACCATCAACTGCCCTATCAGGGTTGTCTATATTCCTATTAAGTTGAGATAATGCTATAAATAAACAAGGATAATCTCTTTTAGCTTGTGTAAAAAATTCACCTAATTCAAACAACATGTCTAACCTATTATTTTGATAAGGCGCTCTCTTAACAAGTATAGTATGATCTAATGTAATTATAGTTTTTTTTCCTTTATGTTCATCCATGTACATATCTAATTGCTCACGCATTTGATTAACAGTCATAGGTCTACTTATAATATCTACAGGATTTTTAACTCTTTCTTTTGCATATTGATGACAAGTATTAATTATATCGGTAGATATAATACTTCCTGCAGAACATAATTGTTTATATGTTTTACCGGTTATAGAACTAAATTCACGCATAGCTGATGTTCTACCAACCATTTCAAATTGAAATTCTAATACTCTAAAATCATCATCTGGATTTAAACTAAAAGATTCTCGTATGATTTGATCTTTAATTAATGTTTTACCTGATCCAGGTCTTCCTCCAATAACTGTTAAAGTGTTCCATTCTAATCCATCTGTGGTAGCATCATTAAACTTTGGCCAAGGAGTATATATAGACTTTTCAAGTCCTTTTTGTCTATTTAGCATATATTTCAATGCTTCATTGAATGATTCATATTGACCACCCCATGACGGTTTTATTGTACTCATAAATTATCTAAATAATTAAGAATTTCATAATATATTTTTTTACCAGTAGCTTGAGCTAATTTTTTGGAAGTTACTTTTGATGCATAAATAGAATGTTCCATATCAAATTTATATCCTATACAATCCGGACAGTCTATTTTTCCTTGCCTATGCTCTTTAATAAGATTAAGAGCCATTTTAGCAACTTCTTCTGGATCTATACTATTTTCTTTTTTATTATCATGCATCATACTACTCTTTCTTTAAAATGATCTTCTTCAGTACTTATACCATCACGGATCATATCACAATAATCAGCTAGCTTTGAAGTTTTTACTTTATGTTTATCCTGTTTTGAAATAAAATACTGACTATTCTGCATATACATGTAATTATTCTTTTGGAATTCATTTACATACATTTTAGTTGCTTTTATTATTTCTTCCCAAGTGTAATCATATTCTGCAAAAAACCATCTAAAATTTTCAGTTAGTATTTTAACATTGTTTCTACCTGGTACACCTGAAGGTAATTTACCTTTAGGAAATATAGCCCTATATTGATCTATATTCAATGAACCTGATTTTCCTAATAACTGCTTATTGGTTTTCTTTTTATTTACAGTAAAATAATTATTTAATGTTACAATAACTTTTTTACCCTCAGCTGTTATAGCTTTTTCATTAGTTATATATCCTTCTTCAAACAAAGCAAGTAAATCTGCTGCTTCACAATTTAAAGGTGTAACTCCTTCATCAAATGCAAATAATATCATACATTGATTAGGAGTTATATTATAGCGTTGTATTTTTTGAAATAGATTCCACATTTTTTTTTACTTTATCTAATAATAAATGATACGCGTGTGAAAAATCAAAATCTTCACAATCAAGAAGATCTTCACCTTTTTTTGCTGAATGAATTATTGATGCATGATTCTTTTTTAAAAATCTACCAATAACACTGGGACCATAATGTAATTGTTTTAATACAATTAAACAGTATGCATGCATATAATTCATCCATTCCCGTTCTCTTGTTAATAAAGGATTTTTATGACATTCTGTATATTGTGGATGAAACTCTTCCACTATTTCAAATAACAAATCCCATACTTGACTTAATTCAAGAGGATAAACATCTTCAAAACTAGAACTAGCTATGTATAATTTAATTCCATATTTTTCTTGTATGTTTTCTCTGAATTTTTTAATATCTGATTTAAAATTTTCTACTATTTTTTGTCCTATTGTTGGTTTTGACATAAGGTATAAATTTACAAAATATTGAGTTATTTACCAAATTATTGGTTTGAGGTTTTGCTCTCTCAAATGTTTGTTTATGTTAATAAAAATATCACCTGAATTCCATATTCCGCCTTTATATGCAGCTGATGCGGGATGAGGTGCTTTAAATATTTTTTGATTATGCAATCTTAAATGCCATTCTTCAGCTTTTTTACCTAATAATGCTACAGCTATATCATCAAGATCATTGTTTATTGCTTCTAATATCATTTTAGTTATAGGCTTCCATACATCATAATGACTACCTATTTTACCTATTTCTACAGTAAATGCTGTATTAAGCATAAGAACTCCTTGGTTACTCCATCTCTTTAAATCTAATGGATTATATAATAAATCATTAGTTCTAAACGCTACGTATTGTCTTTCTAATTCACTGAATATATATCTTAAAGATGGTTGAGGCTTATCATTATTAGAACAACTAAATGCTATACCATCTGCCACTCCTAATTGAGGATAAGGATCTTGTCCTATAAATATTACTTTCAAATCCTCATAAGGACAATGTACAAATGCATTAAATATTTGAGATAACTTAGGAGTAAATCTTTGATCATTATCTACATATTTTTTTAATCTATATACTGCAGATTCAAACTCTGCAGATTCAATTATTGGATCCATTAAAAAATTCCAGCCGCTTTGAACTAGAGAATCCTTAAATTTTTTTTTTATTTCATTTATGTTTATATCAATTTTATTCATAAATTTATACTATTAAAGTTTATAATTATGTCAGAAGATAAAATATCAGTGCAAGATACTTATGATTTTTCAAAAAATATTGAAAATATATCCTTAAGTACTACCTATATTTATGGTTTAGAACAACTCATGATCTATTTTATGGAGAAAATGGAAAATCCTCAAAATATAAAACCATATTTTAAGAAATTTGAGTCCTATATTCAAGGTGAGTTAGATGTTGAATCTAATCCTTGGACTGAAGAAGAATCTCAATTGTATACCATATTTTCATTACAGCAATTGTTAAAAGCCAAAGCTTATGAACAAGGTCTTAATGTAAAAGTTAAAGCTACAGTTGATAATGCCCTTGTTGAAGATTTAATGCAAGCTTTAAATGATGGTAAATATGATAAAGTAGGTGAAATAAATAAAAAAATGCAAGATCAAATTAATGAACAACTATCTTAGTTGTATACCTTGCTCATCACCAATTCTTAAACATTCTTGTATTGCCAGATTTAATTCATCTGAATCACAGTCTGCAAAAGATTTACAATACTCTTTCTTATCTCTCATGAAGCAAAGGCCGGTTTGTCTCTTTATAAGGAGTTTCATCTCCATAAAAGTATAACCTATATCATTTGCTAATTCTCTAATCATGGCATGCAATCTTGCAAGCTGTGCATTACTACCTTTCCTGGTACTAACACTTATAAACACTTCCATTGTAGTACCATCTGGTATATCTTTTAGAAATGCATTTAATCTTGTTTTCTGAATTTTTGCTGGAAAATCAAGCTCTCCATCTTTGACAGAGAGCTTTCCAAAAAAGTTATTTTTCATTCTTTATATGTAAAGTTTGAGAAATAATAGCCTCTTGGCCTTTGCGGTTCTTATAACCCGCTTTACTGTGTCTTACCACTTGTTTCATCTTTCCATCTTTTGATACAGAAATTACTTTTTCTTTTACTTCTTTACTCATTTTCTTTTTTCTAATAGGTTAATAATTCCTTGTAATTCAGCAAATTCATCAAATTTAATTTGAGGATTTGTTTCTGCTATTTCAACATGCCAATTTTCTATTGCAAAATCATCTAATTCTGCTTCATCATTAGCGCAAGATACAAATGTTAAACCATTTGCTACTTTATATACATAAAAATAAAAATCATAACCATTTTGACTTTCATCATCAGTTATTATTTGTTTTTCAAAACCTAATAATTCTAATTCCTTTTCAGTCATAAGTTGCGTCTATTTCTGCTTGTTCTTTTATATCTTCAATGAATTTTGCTAATGTGCTCCACACCATAAATCTATCAGGACCATATTCAAACATATCCCAATGATATATACCTGTTTCAAACTCTGTTTCAAATTCATCATACAATTTTTCAGCAACTTTCATTATATACTCCCAACCTGGAATATCTTCCATATCATCTAATTCTTCTCCACTATATTCAGCTAATATTTTATTGTTATTAACTATAGTGTGCACTTCATCATGTTCTTTAATTTGTTCTAATAGCTTTTTTACGCTTTCATCTGATCTACTCATAAGTTATTTTTTTATTTCTGTTTTACTTAAAGGTATTGCTACCATACGTCCACCATAACTGCCATGATATATTATAATTCTATGGTCTTCCATTATGAATGTACTTACTTTGTTAGTATAATAACTTGATACATCTATGTATCTTTCCATTTCAAGAGGTTTGGCTTTTGCCCAATCTTCTTTATATTTTTCTGATCTTTCCATTTGATCTCCACACCCTACTAATAAGAGTGCTACTAATAATAATTTACTCATCTTCTTTGTTTTGATCTAATAATTTATCAAGTTTATCTTCAAACTCTTTTCTTATTTCATCTTCATCATAAACTTTTTCATTTGTATCTTCATCTATCCACCAATAAATACCTATTTCTAATTTTTCTTTACTCATCTTTGTTTTGGTTTTAATTTTAATAATGAGGTGCTATACCTAACAGCTGCCATTACGCGGTGTCTTTCGGGGTTACTGGTTTGAATAGCTTACTGTTAACCCTTTTTCATTACCTCATCTTTGTTTTGGTTTAATAATTTTTCTGTTTCTTTATTTACCTGGTCTTCTGACCAATCAGGATACTTAACATGAAGTAATTCATGTACTATATCTTCTTCTGTAAGTTCTCTGTCATGAAATATTATAGCTTTTTTTATTGTATCATTATAATGTATACCTATGAAGTAACAATCTTCTGGTGGACAATCACAAATAACCTGATCATGATCTATTGATTCTATTTCAATAGACCATTTATCAAGTTGTAATTTTTTAATCCAATAATTAACTATTTTAGTATAATTCACTTATTGATTTACTATTTAATGTATATAATTTAGCTCTTAGGCCTGCTGATTTAATTATATTGTTTGCCCAAGTGTTACATGTATTTAAAGCCCAATATGATCCTTTAGCCTCATAGTAATTATCTTTGATTAATATTTTATTTCCGGCACTATCATATTTAAATTGTTCATCTATTCTTTTTTTTATATAAAAAAGCTGTTCTTCAGACAATCTAATAATTTGCCAATTTGATTGGTATTGATCATACTTTGTCACGCGCATGCATGATGCAGGTTTTGTAAATAAAGCTTGAAATGCAACATCATATGTTAAATCATCCCAAGTTGGAATTTCCATAAAGAAAACTTTAGATCCCCAGCCATAAGCCGTGTAATCATTATTCTCATCCGGAATTATAATATCTATATGAAATCCATTATCAGATATATAAATTCTTTCTTTACCATAATCATTATAATCCCCAACTTCTATGTAATGGGACATAAATATACCTGATCCAAGCATTAATACACTTATTAGTAAGAATTTCATTAATTTTTTGAATATTTTCATTTTGCTTGATTTTAGTATTATTTAAATTTTACAGTTTTTTCATCTATTTTAATAAAATCATATCCGCATTTAAAACATTTTAAATCAGTTTCACTATCTTGAGCTAACTTTTCTTTCACGCAATTTGGACATAATATATTAGTTGCTGAAAACCCTTCATTTATTCTATTTATATGTTCTGCAATATATTCTGAAGGATTTCCTTCATATTTTTCTTCTTGCATTTGAATATATAATTCTTTCATTTTACCCATATTCTATTTCTACATTTAATTTGTGCATTAATAATTTTGATTTTATAGGTATTAGATCTGATATATCACCTTTTTTTATAGAACATTTACCTTTATTATGTACTAATAAAGCGCATTGCTCTGCTTGTATGCTGTTGTGATCTACAAATTGAACTAAACAATTTATTACATGATCAAATGTATTCACATCATCATTATATAGGATAATAGCAGGACTATCTTCCTCACATCTTTTATTTAATATTTCTTCTAGTTCTTTTATATTCATAATAATTTAAGAATATGCAGAGGGAAACCCGCCTTACAGTCTCCCTTATTCATTCAGCGATTTGGCCTGCTGAAACCTGCATCATTCTACTTAAGTATTTAAAGGATTAAAATATTCTATTTTATTTTGATCAAATGTCTTTAATGCCTCTGTAACCCATTTTTCATCTTGAGTACCTTTATAACATAATATATGACATGTTGCTTTTTGATCTGGAGATAGCCTTAAAAGTCTACCTATTCTTTGCGCTGATTTCCTATTATTACCATAAGCATGCATAATAATACCTTGACGCAGATTAGGAATAGATATACCTTCACTGAGCTGTAATACACAAGATAATTTATCAATTCTTCCATCACTAAATAATTCTAGATTTTCATCTGATTTTTTATTTCCAGAATGGTAGCTATGTTTACAAACACGATCTGCTTGTTTATGTGTGTTAGCAAATATAATGCACTTAGATGAAATATTTTTTATAATACCATTTAAGTAACTTTCTTTAGTTGCATATTCCATTAATCCACGCATTCTCATTATTGCTGCCATTTGCTGAGCTTTTCCACTCATAGCTTCTTGACAACGCCTATTTAAATAAGCATAATCTTTTACTTCAGATGTATACCATACACCACCTTGCTTATTTGTCTTTTTTAAGTTTGGCAGTTTAGATAATTCTAAATGATGTATAATTATTCTATAATCATTAAGAATATTACTATCTGTTGCTTCATCTACGCTAAACTCATATACAATAGGACAATACCTTTGAACCATTGTATACTTTTCTGATCCTTTTCTAGGTGGAGTACCAGTTAAACCTAAAATCTTCCCATTATAGTTTTTAAGAAACTCTTCATGTGAAAGTAATAAGTTATGACACTCATCTAAATAAACTATACTGTAGTCATTTGGATTACGTTTATGTATAGATCTATAATTTACAAATTCTATTTGCGGTGATAAATAAACATCCTTCTTCATCTTAACCATCTCATCATTCCAAGAATCTATTACAGCATTCTTTGGAACTACAACTAAATACTTACCATTAGGATCATAATTCTTTATAAGATGTTGCAATGCTATTCTAGTCTTACCGACACCCATAGAAATCCCTAAGCCACAACGTTTGTGACTTAAGGTTATTTCTAAAGCTTCTTTTTGAACTTTTTCTCTACTTGACATATCTTTTAAAATCTTCATGATAACTATATTCAAAAGTACAATTTTCTTGTAATTTATTTACATGATCATCATTAAGCCGGTAAACTTCCATAGGAGTCCAAGTATATAAGAGATCTTCTATTTCAGCACCTCCGCCAATATTGTGAATAACCATATAACCTTCATGATTAGGAGATTTTTTATCACTTACAATACCGGTGTGTCCTGCAGCAATATCCCAAAATACTATATCACCTGGTTTATAATCATTAACTTTAGGGACAGATATTTTAGCACCTATTCTTGTCAAATAAGTTTGAATATTCTGAGTTCTTCTATGATCAATATTGTTATCTAACTTTTTAGTAAGATATCTTTTATTGTATTCAATGTGAGCAATTTTCATATCTTCATGAATTAATTCTTGAAAATCAATGTTAATGAATCTATATGCTCTTATTACAACATCAGTACAAACACCTTGTTGATAACCGGGATCTCCGCCAGGATATCCTATGTTAACCCAACTTCCATCATATACTGTATTCTGCAATGTCTGCACATCTGCATGTGTTGCAACTAATTGGCCAAAAGTATTTGTTGAATCAATATTAATTAAAGATTCAATTTTACTTTTATTAGCTTCTTCTACTATGACATTTATATGATCATCCCATTCTTCTCCAGTAGGATACCAACTCATCAAGTCCTCTGCAAGTTTATCTTTACTGCATGCCACCATACATAGTGGCAATGACAGTATTAAAATTGAAATTAAATTTTTCATAATTATTATTTTTGAATTTGTTTATTGATGTATTCACATTTATTCTTAATGTAATCTGTCCAAGGATTGGTAGTGTCACCACTATTTATTTTATCTACATAATAGTAAATGTCATCTAAACCTTCTTCAATTCCATATGCGTCTCTATGCTCTATACATATTCCATCACATTTGTTTTTATGAATGTAATGCACTTTCTCTACTTTAATAGCTGTTGTTACAAATACACCTGTACAAAATGCCAGTACCATGCATATTATAACCATTGCTTTTTGTGATCTATCTTTCATGATTTTTAATTTAATAAGTTAATAATTGTTGAAATTATAATCAGGAGTATAAAAATTGCTCCTGATATAATTGTTACTTTATTTGAAAAGTCAACCTGATCTTTTCTTCTACCTTGATATTTATCTTTGTTCCAATCTTCCATTATTCATTATAAATCCACATAAGAGTGGGTTTTGTTTGATTTTTTAATAATTTATCTAACTTCATAAAATTATTGTTAGATACTGCTGGACATCCCCAACCTTCTGCTGATCTTGCAGGATAGATTTCATTATCTGAAATCCATTCCCAGGAATGAAATACAATATAACGTTCATATGCATTTGAATTAGATTCTTCTAATCCGTGCAATTTATAATTTATATTTACTCCCCAGCTACTCCAACCTCTATCACCTATAGCATATTTACCAAGAGATGATAAATGACTATCAACGGTATTGCTAAAATTTGGATTTTCTCCAGTTTCTCCAGATCCCCATGAGTTATTTCCACAACCATGACTTACTGGAAATGATTCTATAAATTTATTTTGTTTAAAATTATAAACTCTAAATCTATTTTTACCAGAATGAATACTCATATCTATAAAAATACAAAAGTCTTCATTAAAATTATTTTCTTTACAATAGTTTTCTGCTTCAACAACTTTAGATAATGTTTTATCTGTATATTTTTTCTTAAAATTAATAGAACTTTGAGAAGGTCCTGCAATAAAAGATAGTAATCCTAATATTGCAATTACTGTGATAATACATGCTATTGTAGCTATGAATGGTTTTATTAAATTTTTCATGATTAATTTATTTTGATATACTAAACCCCAGTTCTTTTGATTCTTCTGGGTGTACTTCTATCCAATTATGACAACTTCTACATACTGATAACCAAGTACTTGTATCCAATAGATACTTTCCTCTTCCTTTTTTATGGTGTACATCTGTAGATTTTAATGTACATCTATGAATTTTTGCTTGACACACTGGGCGATCAGTAAGCCACGTCTTACGCAGCTTACTATACTCCCTTTGTTGTTGTGCAAGTTTTTTACTTACTTTTCTCATTTTATTGTAAGAAAATTTTTTGGTAATAATCCCACTTGCATAAATCTTAAGATTAAATCTTCATATGTAATACCCTGTTCTTTTAAAGATGATTTATCCACATAATTTGGATCTATATCATTTATAGGATATTCCATAAGATCTCTTACAAATGAACTTCTTTCTCCAAATGTTACAAACAAAAACTTATTAAGTTTTTTATTTGATAAAATTTGCTTCCATTCATTTATAACATTTTGACCTTTACGCCACACTTTAGAGATTCTCCTCTTTTTTTGAGGATGCATTACTGCGATTTGTTCTTTTGAATACATATTTAATCCGTGTAATACACGTTTAAATAAAAAATGTTGTTGCGGATTGAGTTTTGTGTATTGCAACTTTTGAATATTGTCCTTATTTGCACAATATGATTCATATATTCCATAATATATAAATCTTTCTTCTCTGTTTTTTAATTTCATGATTGCACTTTCTTTTTGCAATAATGATTGTTGATCTTTTGATAACATAATATATTGGTTTTAATTAATAAAAATAGTGCCTTATGGTTTTTTCAGCACTAGCCCACCTTTTTCTTAGGATTTTGTCAAGATGTTACTGTTTTTTTTCCATTCAGCTTTAGCAATCTTTAACTTTGCTTTCTCTTCTTGAGTTTTAACAAAAACATTTCTATTAATAGATACTTTATGTCTATTAATTTGTTTTTGCAACTCTTTTCTAAGATGATCTGCTAAAGTATTACTCGTGCCTCTTGGAGTTTTTCTAACAAAAACTCTTGTTGCGAAGGAATTCTTCATAACTTGTTTTACTGTTGTATAATCTTGACTATCTCATAATTAAAAATTTAAGGTGGTTAATAAAAAAGGGGTCCTACAGCCTTCTTACTGTAGGATACCCCCGTGTGCTTAACATCACTGACTTTACAGTGCCCAACATTAGCGAAAATGCCTACGTTACGGTGTCTTCCTGGGACTTATATCTCATTAAGAGGTTGGATTTTATAGTTCAAATGATTCTTCATCTACTTCAACATCCTCTGATGATTCTTCAACATCCTCTGCTTCATCTTCTACAGTTAATGAATCTGATTCATCACCATCTTCTGCACTAAATTCACTTTCAGCTATTGACTCAACTCCAGAACCTTCTGCATTTGCTTGTCTTATAGCATCTCCATTTGCATGTGCAATAAATGTATCTAATTGTTCACCAGTTACATCATAGAAAGTTGTTCTATAAATAGGCTCTCCATCTGCAGTAGCGCAAATAATACCGGTATCACCAGCTATTTTCAAATCTCTATCAGGATCTGTCATATTAAATGGCTCTGTAGATTCTTTAACTACAATTTTACCTTCTAATTTTTGTTTGTTCTTAAATTTTAATTCTTTAAGATCATCTATATTACCTAAAATTAAGGCACTTCTAGTTTTTCTTTGAACCCATCCTGTTTGGCTATAATTTACTGCTTCTTGGGTTACTCTTACGAATCCAATTTCTGGATTTTGTGATTGACGTATAACGTTACCGTTATCATCAGCAACCACGGTTACTTGATTTTTTGACATAATTTAAATTTTAATAAAAGTTAATAGAATAGATTTATTCTATATATCATCTGGATGAAAATCCTTATCAATTCTTTTTTCCTCATCATCTATTTCATAAAGAGAAGGCTCATGTTCATGATCTTCTTCAAAAGCTTGCTTAGCACGCTTTAATTCATTAGAATATTGATTATAGAAAGGATTATTAGAATCTTCTTTAGTATACTGAGCGCCTAGTCCATTTAATTCATTGTATTCCTGATCAGATAGTTGTAAATATATCTCAACAGAACATTCAATTATTTTTCCGGACGGCAATTGTATTATCATGGCATAAGTATGACCAAATATAACAATTAAACGTTCATTTTATATAAAAAGCTGTCTTATTTTAAATCTAAAAATTAAAAAATATTACAATAATATAGCTAACTCATGTAAGCTTAATTTTGTATTTGATTCTTTTTAAA